AATGCTCTTCTTCAACATTTTGTAAATGAAGCAGTTGGACTAGGTGTAGAAGTAAACAAGTTTACTCAATTTGATAATTGGGTAGTGGAATGTACTATAGACGCCAAAGAATCCGTTCACTAACCGTTGCTGTAAAACAACATGCCCTGTAATTCAAAATTGACAGGGCTTTCTTTTGGCGTTATAATACATTATGAAAAAGGTAAAAGTAATTAGTAAAAATGGGCTGTGTCTCAATGAATGTTCTTCGCTAGACGAAGCACTGGCATTTGCCAAAAATGTAGGATTGTTTGTAACAATCAAGGGCACAGATTTTGAAGTCTGTGGAATATTTGGAGTAGACACAATCAAAGATGGCAAGTGCCCAGATGGCGTTGCCTATGATTGGAACAAGGCCAGCCGTATTGGTCGTGTAAAAAAGGAGAGAGTGTGATGCCGTGGATTGAAAATATTCCGTTGGAAAATGTAGCAAAGGGACATCATCACGATTGTGGTGCTAACAGCATGCTGATTCAAATTTCAGATCACGACATGGCTTTCCCTACACCAAAACATCAATTCAAAGAAGTACATCAGTTTACTTTTTTAGACATTGAAGAAGATGGTATGACCAACACCGGTGGCGGCAAAATGATTGACCTAAGCGAGTTTGCTATTACCGATGAACAGGCAGCAGAACTTGTTCGCTTGCTACAACACGCATTGGAAAATCGCATGAATGTTGTGGTTCATTGCCACGCTGGTATATGTCGTTCGGGTGCGGTTTGTGAAATTGGAGTCATGATGGGATTTAATGATTGCGAACGTTTCCGGATGCCTAACTTGTTGGTCAAGCATAAAATGATGCGCCTGCTGGGTTGGACTTATGACTGCGAAGAAAAGACTTACGAAGTGCATGGCACTACAAACGAGTGGGGCTTTATAACTCCAAAAAATCCGATTGACTAATTGCTTGTTTGATGCTATAATTATGTTATAGTAACAAGGAGCAAGCAATGGACATTCAAGTTGAAGGCCGTAGTCAAAAGAAGAAAAAGTTTATAGAAGCTATTCTTCCTTCAATTGTCAGCCAACTTGGGTTAGATAACAGCAGAAAGTCTGTGGTTATCAAACTTGAACAAGACTGCAAAGGTATGGGTTATACTGTGCCACTTGATGTCCTTGATAGTTACATTGTAATTATCAAAGCTTCATTGTCTATTAAGGATATCGGGCTTACTCTTGCACACGAAATGGTTCATGTAAGACAGTTTGCCAAAGGTATTCTTAAGGTAAAGAACGGAGTAAACTATTGGAAGGGTAAAAAGTTTACCAAGCGAACTAGATATTTAGATCAGCCTTGGGAACAGGATGCCTTTGCAAGACAAGAAATCGTTTTTAGAAAATCAATCGAGTAAAGGATACTAAATGGCTGGCAAGGCAAAATCGGTTTACCTAACAGTAACCACAATGGATCACAAATCTGTTTTTCATCGCATGTTTTTTAATGCAAAACAGCTTAATGATTTTGTTAACACTGAAGAGTTTAAAGCAAAGTATCCAACAACAGAATTTAAAATTGTAAAAGAAACTTACTAAAAGGAGGCAGTATGCCAAGTGTATTCTTAGTAAGCGACACGCACTTTGGACACACAGGTGTATGCCGCTTCACACGTAACGATGGTGTTACAAAACTTCGTCCTTGGGACGATGCAGATGAGATGGATGAAGCCATGATCAAGGCTTGGAACGAAAGAGTCAAGCCCACTGATAAGGTTTACCATTTAGGTGACGTTGTTATTAACCGCAAAGCCTTAAAAGTCTTAAGTCGCTTAAACGGTGACAAGGTGTTAATTCGTGGTAACCACGACATCTTTCGAGATGACGACTACCGGATGTACTTTAGAGAATTACGAGCATACCATGTTATGAACGGAATGATCTTAAGCCACATTCCTGTACACAGTGACAGCTTAGGTCGTTTTGGGGTTAACATTCACGGACACACTCACGCAAATCGTGTGCGTAAAGCTCGTGGTGTTGATGCTAGGACTGGAGAAATTTTATACAGCGATGAGCCCGATGTTCGGTACCATTGTGTTTGTGTGGAACAAACTCCAGACTTTGCTCCTATCTTATTTGAAGACGTTATTGCCCGTATTGAAGCTGAAGGCGGAAGCATTGGTTTCAAGAGTGGCAACGGCCCAACAATGTAAGGAGTAGTATGCCAAAGTGTTATCAATTGATTGGTGTTCCTGCCGCAGGAAAAAGTACTTGGATTAACAGCCAAAACTGGATCAGCGGCATGGAATATGTTAGCACAGATCATCATGTTCACGAGTATGCTAAGAAACAAGGTAAGACTTACAAAGAAGTTTTTAAGGATTACATGCCTACAGCAGTTGAACTAATGGCGCAAGAAGTTGTTGCCGCTAGGGAAGCAGGCCGAGATGTACTTTGGGATCAAACTAGTACTACTGTCAAAAGTCGTGCTCGTAAGTTTAATATGCTCCCAGACTATCATCATGTTGCAGTTGTATTCCGTACACCTAAAATCGACACTTTAAAAGAGCGATTAGCGTTACGAACAGGGCAACCGATTCCTTGGGAAGTTGTACAAGGTATGATTGATAACTGGGAAGAACCCACTGAAGAGGAAGGGTTCAAAGAAATTTGGTACGTTTAAATACGTACTTTATAGGGCCTTCGGGCCCTATTTTTTTGGCTTTTTTTCTGTTCTGGAAACATTGTTCTGACATAAATATATGATACAGGAATTGATACCCAGGAGTTAAAACCATGCCCTTACAGATTCGCAGAGGCACCCGTGACGATTTAGATAATCTAGCACAGCCATTAGCAGCAGGTGAGCTAGTATTTGTGACCGATGAACAAAAATTATACATCGGTACTTCCCAACCATTAGTATATCCACAAGGTATTGCAGTAACCGGATACACTGATGAAGATGCACAAGATACCGTAGCCAAGCTATTCCTTGGTTCGCTGACTTCACCTAGCAATATTAGACACAGCGGAATCGCATTTACATATGACGATGTTGCTAATAGATTAGATGCTGCGATTAATCTCAGCACATATAGTGGCAATATTGCTTTTGCCCAAGTGGGTTCAGATATTATCCCAACAACTACCGATACATATGATTTGGGCAGTGATTCTAAAAGATTCACAAACTTATATCTAATCGAAGGATTCTATTTAGGCTATGCACAAATACAAGCTAACGGAACTAGTATTAATTTGCCTGCGGGCAGTACAGTTGACGGTGCTCGAATTGCAGCATTCCAAGAAGGCGAAGGCGCCCAAATCAACATTATAGGACAAGATAGCACTATAATTGTTGATTCACAAAATAATACAATAACCGGCACATTTGTTGGAGACTTAAAAGGTTCTGTATTCGGAGATGGGTCAAGTAGGATTATTGATGCTACTAATTCAAGTTTTTTTACCACTAACTTGACCATTGCAGGAAATAGTATTAATTCTGATAATACTCGTGTAGATATCGGTGCACCAGATAACACCAACGCCTTGTACTTGTTTTCAGAAGCTAATGGTGCATTTGTTAACCAATTCGGACTTACTGATATAATCGGCGCTAATTCTCCGTGGGTAAACTTTAATATTTCAAACGGAACACTAGCTACTCCAACTGCGTTAGTAGCAGACGACATTCTTAGTGGTATGATGTTATTTGGACACGATGGCAGTAATTACTCACGTTCAGTTACTATTGGAGCACAGGTAGATACAGGCGCTGTAGTGAGTACTGGTATTGTTCCGGGTAAATTTATTGCGGTAGTACAATCATCTACCCTTGGCGTTTCACAACAGATGACTTTTAACAGTAAGGGTGTGCTGGCAGCGCCTGTTATGAAAGTGGGAACTTATGCAGACAATACTGCACGAGATGCATTTATTGTTACTCCAAGTGCTGGTATGATTATTCTCAACGGATCAACATTCCAAGGCTATAATGGTAGCGCATGGGTAACATTGGGCTAATCAGAAAAAATTGTTTACTTCTCAAAAGCCCTTAAATAGTTAATAACTTTTAAGGGCTTTATTATGAAAATTACTAAAATTCCAGGACTAGGGCGATTTGGAATATTCATTGACGATGTTGATTTTACCACAATTACCAACGAAGAATGGATGGAAATTGGCCAACTGCATTTGCAAAATCTAGTCACTATTATACGTGACTGCAAATTAACTTGGGACAAACAAACTGATTTCTGTACACAGTTTGGAGATACCCGGTACGGTATTCGATATCTAATACTTAAAAAATATCCAGGAAAGACTTGGAGTCAAGTGGTAAAAGCGGCCATGATGGACGATCCTAGCGTAGATGAAATTGATCGCATCAGATTAAAAAGTATTGTGCGTATGCA